AAGACGCCCCAGCGGCAATCTCGTCTGATATATCCGTAAATAATGCCTTAATCGGCAATAATACAGTCCTTAAATGGGGCAGCGTTGTTATCGCTACATCCTGTAGACTTACACCAGCAATTGTATTCGCCATAATTTCCTCTCCTGTTGGTTAATTTGTTATTTGTCTATTCCAAAATATTGTTTATTTTCCATTAAAAATCTTGTCCTCTCTGTTGGGGATGTAATCTGTTGCATTTTAAGTATTAACTCCGTCCTTTTATCGGAAAAAGAATTGTTTTCAGAAGTCTTAACCACTTCTGCTGCAACCTTTTCAGGTATGCCCGCCTCTGCTACTATTTGGACGGATTTCTTTTCAAGTTCAGCAATTCTTTTATCTTTCTCTTGAATTGAAGCATTTAGTTCAGCAAGTTTGGCGTTTAGTTCAGCAATCTTTTGTTCATACGCCTTAACATTCTCGTTGGCGTCTGTTTGGATTTCCGCCAACTGCTTTTCCAGTTCTTCAATCCTCTGATTAGCCTTTATAATATTAAAAATTTTCATATCTATTATTAATTTATCTAATACCATTATCTTGTCAAATAACTTTGTCAATGACTTCACGAATATCATCCATAAACCCGTCAATGAAACCTTTACCCAAAGCCTCTTGTCCACGATAAACTTGTCCTTCAAGGTCTTCATCTTTTATATCTCTAATATCTTTAACAGCGGTTTTAAATGCTTCGTAATCTGAATCCACAAGTTTCTGAATCATCTGTTTTTCCTCATCGGACAATTCTTTGAAAGGTGCGCCCATAAGTTTGTATTTGCCACGATAAAAAGGTATAATTTTAATTCCTTCCTTTGCAAAATGTTGCGTTAAATCCTGAATTAGCGTATAAACGCCTACACCTCCCACCGTAGCGGTTTCGCTTGCATAAACCGCTGGCATTTGGCTTAATAACCAATACGCAGCACTTGTCGCTGCCCTATCCGTATAACCGATTACGTTTTTAGTATTGCTAATATCTCTTATAAGTTTTGCTAATTCTGGGATTCCCGTAACTTCTCCACCATAAGAATTGACATGGAAAATAACATTCTCGATGTTACTGTCTTCTTTTAAGTCCTTGACAACCTGCCGTAAATTAGAAACATCAACAGCACCCGCTAAACTCTCGATAATATTAGGGCTACACATCAAAACCCCTGACAATCTAACAATGGCAGTATTACCATATTTAATAACGTCATCGTCGTCGCCATCCTCATCATCATCGTATTCTCTTAATAAAGTATAGTTGGTAAGTTCTTCGCCAGTTAAAATATTATCAATGCTGGCAAGAAACTCATCCAACTTGTCTTTCGGCATTGACCATGTTTTTATCATTTTGCGTTCCCTCCTGTTGGTTCTGTTTCATTTGAATTGGCACGTTCAGATTTTGTAATAATTGCAAAGCAGTTTCAGCGCTAATGCCATGTTTGTCAGCAAGTTCTTTTGCGTCCAAGATAACTTTCTCTATTTCTACTTTTCTCTGATTCCTTGTATCTATCCAATTTTTACCATATTTAGCATTGATAGCGGCTTCTGTCGTTAACCCTAATCTTAAAGCGTTTAAGTCCGCTTCTGCATCATAGCCAGCATCAACGGTTAAAAGCGCTGGCATATCAAAATCCCACATAAACCATTCATCATTATTCGGTGGCAATATTCCATTTTTAATTGCAACGGCTATGGCATAACGGACAGCCCGCATGGCTCTTTTTCTTAATGTTTTTTGTCGCCTTTTAATAACTGCTCTTGCTTGGTCTTGGATTAGTCTTGTTGAAGCACCACCGATTCTGGATGGGTCGAGTAAATCAGGAAACCAGTCCAAGGCTAAAATTGCCCGGCGTTCAATGCGATAAATAAAATCGCTCTGATTAGGATGCGGTCTGTTAGAAGTAAATGGCTCTAATGTCTCACCTAATCTTGGATTTAAGTAATATATTTCACCACCAGAAAGATATTCCATCGCAACGCTTGATGGGGTCGAAATGGGTTGTCCGAAAATATCCTCTGTAAAATTCGGTCCCGTTTCTGTCTTTTTAATTAAACCGATAGATGAGTCAAGTTTAAGCGCCCGTTTTAAATATTGGTCGACGTCTTGCAAATCCGCCCAGTCCAGAATTGCAGTTGCTAATTTTGGGACGCCTCTATATTGATTATGCCAAACTGGCTCGAAAAGCAATTGACAATCGAATGTGGATATATAAAAGAACTCATCATTATTAATGCCCTGCAATTGATACCCGATAACTCTGTTTTCATTATTTAATACGCACCCATTAACAAGTCTTTTGCCTTTAAAAATTCCTTGTTTTATCTCTTTTTCATTGTTATTTGTTATAAAAACGCCCGGTAAAATCTTGATTTGTGGATAACCATCATCAGTTTTATAAAGAATCATTAAAGAATCGCCAACAACGTCCAGCGCAATGCTGTCTATCCAAAGATTTGTTGTAAAATCGAATATTTCACCACGCCCGTCACATGTTGAATACCATTGATTTAAAAGCCAATTCTCGGCAACCTCGCCCCATCTCCGATTTGACCCAGTAAAATGCGGACGCCATGCATCGCCTACTGCATAGGTTGCCTTTTGCTGAATAGCGGAAGCAACATTACCTAACTGGCAGAAAAATTGGATAGATAAAGAAACATATTCCCAACGGAATGGGCTTGCCATGTCCTCGATTTTACCCGAAATGTAAAACCGGGGACGGTAATATTGCGATTGTGCTGTTGAAAGTGGCGTTGCATAATATCCTATACCATAGGCTTTGTTGGTTAATCTTAATTCTTCAACAGCCAATCTATTGCCAGTAGGCGATAGTATTTTGTATGGTTGAGTCATACAAAGCGTGGTCTTGTTTTATCCGATGGAATCGTGCCGATTTCTTGTCCGTTGATTTGTGTTATGCCCCTTGCTTTTAATGCAACCAGTATTTGATGGATTCTTTGTCTGGGGCTCATAACTACAAATTCTGCCCCGCTGGAATCACCACTTGAATATGAGGATAAAGTCTTTCCTTGTGCATAATCGTCCTGTGCAATACTCAATTGTTCCAGCAACCAATCGTTAGATTTTCCAACAAATAAATCCATAATTTAATCTAATATACCATATTAGAATTTCAAATACAAAATTTCTCTTCATCCGGTATGACTTTAATTAACCTTGCAAGGCACGCTGCCACAATTTGCATGCAAAAACAGTCCCAAAGATGGTTAGGTCTGTTACTAATTCTTGTCCATTGCCAAACAATTTTACCATCTTTACGGACTAGTTGCTTTTTATGTTCACTATACATATGAGTTTTAAAATGTTCGGATACTTCTGGAGAGACAAAAACCTTATCGCCAGTCTCCATCATTTGACGACGTTTGGCTGCGATGTCCTTTATTGTTGGATTCGACCAGATAATTAATGGGACAAAAATACCTCGTAATTTTTCACGTCTTGGGTCGTCTAATCTTAAACCAAACAATGGGTCAAGTTTTTTAGGCGGATAAGTATAAGGCAACATAATCGTTGCCATCTGATATCTAACTGGGAAGTTTTCTGCGGATGAGCCTTTTAATGCAAACCAACAATAAAATTTCCCATTGATAACCTTGCCATGTAATGCGCATTGTGCAGCAACTTCCGCTTGATTATATCCGCAATCGACAAATACATATTGTGGTTCAACCTCGAATTTCTTTTGTATCTCATCTATTGCTTGCCAAGTGTGGACTTTGTCAGCAAATATAATCCTCATTTCAGAATTTTCTGACCAGTCTGCAACCATTAACCAATACTCATCCCTTTGGACGTCAACGGTTAAGAACCTGTATTTCTTTTTTATTTCTTTGTCGAATGTCGGTATGTGTGAATATTCAACATCAATATGCTGCGGGAATTCGGCTAATCTCTTTTGGATAAATTGTATAACCGGCATTTCATTGCCCTCGTCCCTTGCTTCAATCGCCCAAAGCCATTCTCGGACTATTTCTGGCCACGGATAATCAATTAAATTATTCCAATGGAAAGATAATCTTGTAGGTTTGTAATCAATCGGATTCTTATATTCATATTTACCGTTTAAATTCCAGTAACTCTTTGTTTTGCTTTCATTTACATGCTCATATCCGCAAAGTGGACAAACATATCTTATTGTCTCAAGCGCCCTTTGATAATTAACTTTGCCATGTTCATTTTTTAAATGTTCCCAAACAAGTCCAAATCTGCTGCCATCGTCACGTGTCCCGTTGAAAACAGGATAAAAATGTTTACCGCAACCAATACATTTAACCTGCCATTCTCTAATTGCGCCAGAATTATATTGTCTGTGCCAGTCGTCGCCATCGTTACCTGCTTGGCTTAATACGATTAATTTTGAAGACTCTTCCCGAATATAGTCACCTAACCTTGTTTTTGCCTCTTCTATCCTGCCCGGGTATTTATCGGCTATAACCCAAGCCTCATCAATGATAACGTATTTAAATGAACGGGTCTGCAATTTGGATATTGACGGTCCGGTTATTATCAATGGCAAACCAGTAGAAAAGATAACTTCTGTTGTCCGTATTTTGTATTTATCACTTGGTAGAATAGATTTAATGTATGGGCTCGAAAACAGAATTGGCATTATACGCAATTCTGCATGGCTGGCTGCCATCTCATCCGTTTGCATTACATAAAGAATAGCGGCATTGTCAAATTCTATCGCCCAGGGGACTGTAATATCAGCAATTAAAGTTTTTCCTGAACGTGGCGGTGCTAAAATGTTAATTTCTCTAATTTTCTCATCAGCAATGGCATCGAAAATCTCAATAAAATGCCGTGATATGTTGACATCAAAAATCTCGCCCTTAGTAATGACGGCAGGCATCCTGATATTGTCTTTTGCCCAATCATAAATCTTTTGGCGTTTGCGTATCAGGAATGCTTGCCGTATTATCTCCTGCAACGTTTGTTTTCTCTGTCCATCTTTGGATTTCATCAAAGATTTCCTCGTAAAGAATTCTGCCAAATTCTCTTGCTTCAGCAACGTTCAGTCCAGCAACCGCTGCCGGGTATTCATTAATTAATTTATTCTGCAAAAGCATTTTAAGCCTGCTTGCGAATTCATTAACATATTTTTGGACTTCAACAATTTCTATTAATTTTTGTTCTTCAACATCGTTTAATCTTTTAAGTTTTCGCCAGTTTTCATAAAGTATTTTCGCTTTCAGTTTCTTTTCTATGCTGGCGAACTCATCAACCGCAGGTTTGATTGCTTCTATTACTTGTTCTTTTGGATATAAATCTGGTGGGTATAAGCCCGCATCAACCAGACGCTTCTTGATGGTTTTCCGGTCCATCCCAGTAGCGTCCGCTAATGCGGTCAGTGTCAATCTTTGTTCTGGACTTTTTTTTAATTTTTCGAAGATATTACTCATTGAGTTTTCAACCTATTGAGTAATTCTCGCCCATCATGAAAACGACTTTCCTTATTATATCCGCATATTGTTAGAAATTCATCAACCTGTTCTCTGTCTTCAAAAACAAGGACAATGTAAAACTCGGAATCGTCTATTTTATCCTGCTTCTTGCGCCATTCCAAGTATTTATTTTGCGTTTTCTCTAATTTGTCCATTTCGCCGTCCATTGTGTCCTGCGGTGTCTCGTCTGTTTCTTCTTCATCGTCTTCTTGTTCTTCTTTAAAGAGTTCTTTTATTTCGGGAAATGGCAACAATGCTTTTATTTCTTCATCATTAAATCCGATTGATTCAACATCTTTTATCTCGATAACCAAATCT